GTAACTTCGCTAACGTCCGTCCCGTCGTAGAGATACAGAACGCCACCGCCGACAAAGAACAAACCTTGCACAAGGTCAGTCCCCGCCCATCGGATCAGGTCGGTTCCTTCAATCTCGGTGACGCCGCCCGCGAATGCACACGCCACGCCGTCACGGTAAAGCACGTCAGGCGCTACGTTGAACAGGTCGCCTCCGAACAACCCCGGCTCACGGTAAACGCCCCGCTGCTGCGTCATCCCGACTGTGTCATTCAGCACCAAGCCGGGACGCGGAAGGATGGCCACGCCCGTTACCTGATTGGCGGTCGCCGTCTCGACATAGCGGTTTATCAGCCGGACAGGCGGAAGCTTGCCGACTACACGCTTGTCATAGGTCGTGCCAATGAGCGCGGGAGGCATCAGGAACCGCTCACGACTGCCACACCAGAGTTCTCAACTCAGACACGCCGAACTGTCCCTTACCCGCCGCAATAGCGGGCGTCACATAATCAAACGTGCTCCCCGGCGTTGCCGCGTGCGGGCCTGACGTACTTCCGTCGAAATAGGTCATCACCGCCTTTGTGGCCCACGCCGGAACAGGCAACGCGTCTGCCGGAAGTCCCCGCGTGGCCGTTCCACTCGTCGTCACGATTGGCGATGTAGCCACCGTTCCCAACTCAAACTGGGGATTAGAAAAGATGATCGACCCAGTAGCGTTGGCGTTTGCACCAAGGCCGTTCCGAATCGTGCCGTTGCCCGCGAGCAGTGATGTCGTAAGCGTAAACGTCCGTCTCCCCACCGCCGGGTTAGCAATGATGTTGCTTGACGCACCCACCGGAAGCGACGTTCCGTAGGCGACGCTATTTGTGGTCCCGCTCGTAGCCTCGACGTAGAAACTGAAAATGTAAGCCGAGTTTGCCGCAAGGGCTACGGTCTGTGAAAACCACGCCCGCTGAGCCGTGCCTGACTGCGAGAACGCGGTATTGAGAATGGTCGAGGCGACAGGGGCAGATGTGCCTGTGATAATCCCCTCATCCCAACTTGTCGGGAACGTCGTTCCGCCTGCATACGCACTGTTGAGCAGGAGGTTCGTCGCCGCCGGTTCCAGCGCCAAGCCGCGATTGGTCCGTTGCGGTTCATTTTCTGCAAAGGCCTGCAACGTCCCTGCAAGCGTCAATCCCGTTGCGGCACCCGCGCGCGTATAGATCGACCCCGCAGGCATTCGCTGCGTGAAGTCGATAAACCGACCCGCAAGATCGACCACATATCGGGCGGCTGGCGTCACGCGGCAATCGCCGTCAGAAACACCGTGCGAACCGCTCCGGTCGCGGTAAACGATCCGTTGGTTACAAGGTAGGCAAACAGCGACCCGCCGGACGGGACAGTGATTTGTTTGGCCAAGCCCGTCTGCTCAATCCAAAGCGTATCACCAACGTCCGCAACAGTGCCAAGCGGAATAGACCCGACGTAGCTTGCACGGTCTCCGCTAGGCAGACTCCATGCCGCATTGTCCGCAAAAGCAGAGGGCGGCGTCACGGTATAGAGTTGCAGCGTGTAGCTTGTTTCACCAGCCGCAATAGACGCCGCATCTACCCGCAAGCGAGTATTGGTAATCAGGACCGCACCACCCGCCGCAGGGCCGATGCTAGTAAACTCGCGCGCGCCCTGCATCACATCGCCAGCGACATAAGCTGCTGCCGCCGGGGTGAAGGTTTGCGATGAGGTCAGACCGCTTGACTGCACCGACACGGGCAACGGATCGTTGGAACTAACCCAACGGCTTCCCTTGGTTGTGTAATCTACAAATACAAGAGCGCCGCTCATTGGGAATATCCTCTGTAGGGGTATTGAGGTTGAAGGAACACAGCAGAGGGCCGATCAAACCCGCTCAACTTCTCATACAGGCTTGCCGCCTTAGAAGCGATACTTGCCGCCAGCACGGAGCGCGTCTCGGTAATCCCGAAGCTATCCAGCAAGCGGGCAGCAAGGTTATACGTCACCGTCTCCGACCACTCTTGCGGAACATCAATGTTCTGGTCCAGATCGGTCACATCCTCAATCACGCGGGCCGTCGTGCAGAAGATATTGGTTTCAATCGTCGGCACCGGCCACAGCGTCAGCGTCACCGTGTCACGCTTGCGGCGGAAATAGAAAATAGTTGGCTGACCCGATGCTGTCTTGTTCGGAAGGGTGATGTATTCCCCCCGCTCCCAACGGTCCAGAATGCGCTGGAATGTCGGATCAATTTCAACGCGGGCCTCTTGCACATCCAGAATGCGCGGGTCTAACGTGACCGTCGCCGTAGCAGCGGGGAAGACAATCGTTTCCTCTTCTTCGCGCCACAGGTTGCAGCCGTCAGCCTGCCAACTCTTTAGCATCCATTGGAGTTGCGTCAGCCCTTGTGCCGCATCGTCCGCAGACGGCGTTTCACCGCCACCGAGCACCGTAATCAGTGTCATGGCTTGCGTGACAAAATCCCGCGCCGTCAGTAGCTCTGAGATGCTGTTGCTGGTCGCCATCGCTACAGGTCTTCCGGGAGGACGGGGTTTTCAGGGTCAATGAACAGATTGGGGGGGCGCGGGGTAATATCGGGCAAAGGCACACCCTCTGGACCCACGTTAGGGGCCGTCAGGATAGCAGGCCGAGGGTCCCAGCAAGTATCCCTGCAAACCATAAGCCCCGTCCATTCCTTCGCGATGTCAGGACGACGCCGCTTGAACGAACAGCGCGCACAAATTGCCCAGACCCCACCGGGCAGGTAATCGGGTGCGCCGCGTGTGTCGGGACGAATAGCCATGACTTACCTTGTGATATTCCCGGCGACCCGAAAGCCGCCGGGAAATCAGTTACTTAGGCCGCGCCTTGAACGCCAAACGCCCCGCGCCAATCGCCCCATCCGGGGACGAAACGAGCGGTTGCCTTGGCCTTCAGGTTCTCGGTGTCAAAGTCGTTGTCGCGCTCAAGCTCGACTTCACGACGCCACATCGACTTCAGGCCACCCGGAACGTCCGTCTTCAGGAACCACGAATCGAGGTCCGTCAGATAGGGGTTCGAGACATAGCCGTCCTGAAGCAGGCCCATCGAACGAATGGCATTGATGTCATTGTTCGCAGTGCCGGGACGCAGGTTCGACTTCAGAATCCGCTCCGCGTTGAAGGCTTCGGTCGGATTGACCATCAGCTTCGTCGGGGCAACCGGAATGTTCAGGCCGCGCGAGTTGCGCATCTGCATCAGAACCTTGATGGCATCCTCAAGCGAGGCTTCCGACAGGTCCGCAGCAGCGGCAAGCGTGTTGGCCTGATTGCCCGAAAGCGTCGGGTGATCGGTCGAGAACAGAGCCACACCATCACCACCGGCATAAGCGCCGCCAGTGAAGCCTCGGTTGAGAATGTTCGCGTGAACAATCTCAATGGTCGTGGACATGGAGAAGGCCAGCGACGACGCGCGGGTTTCGGAGACTTCCCGATACAGGTCGTCCTCTTGCTCCTCGCGGGTCACGATGTAACCCAGACCATAAACGACATGGTACAGGGTGTTCTTGTAGCCCTGCTGATCCGAGTCGTAAGCAATCGACGCGCCTTCGGTCTTGACCGGGGCCAGACCAAAGCCAGTGGCCTCAATCAGGTATTCCCAAGCCTTGTCCGACTTTTCCTTGTCGAAGAACTGAGTGTAGAGCTTGGGATATTTCCCGTACTCCTTACCGAACCACAGCTTTACGCCGGGCCATAGCGCGTCGGGATGATTAGAGCGTGTAATCACAGCCATTGATCAAGCCCTCCCTTAAATGCCAAGGCCGCTGGCGACGCCAGCTTCGGTCGGCAGGTTGATACGAACGAGAACGTCAGCATAAGCCCCGACCTCGTTATTGATTTGCGGCTCAAGGCCGAGAATGCGCAGTTGGAACGTCGCATCCGCAGCAGGCGTGGTGCCGTCCAAAATGAAACCCGACTTCTTCGTGGCAGTCGAGCCGGAACCTGCCGTCAGGTTGGCATTGAGGCCAATCTGCGCAGCAGCGACGCCGTCCGCATCCGCCTGAATCGCGTATTCGATGTCCGGATCATCAGCGACCAGAACATACATCTCGGTTGAAGCCGGACGATAACCGAACGGCACAAACGCCGGGTTAGGCTGAAAGCCCACCACAACGCCCGTGATGCGATTGGTCGCGCCAGCGGTAGCGCGGGTGACGGTCGGGGCAACGCCCGAGTCATCAGCCGAACCAGCGAGAATGACCGGATCACCGATAAACAGCGCCGTCGCATCCGTCGAAGGGACGAAATACGTATTTGCAGCGCCGCTGTAGGGCGACCCATCACGCTCGCGTACAGGCCGCAGCCCATACGGAGAGTTAGGATTAGCCATAGGAAAAGACTCCTTTAGGGCTTGAAGCCCCTGATGGTGTTATCGGAAGGGGCGTAGATGCCCGCAGAAGATGGAGCCGCAGCCCCCGAACCTTCACCCTTCAGCGCGGCCTTCTCAGTTTGATTGAGACGGTCCAGCTTGGCTTTCCGGTCCTCTACCGCGAACTCCTTGGGTTTCCGAAGGAGTCTAGCGACTATGGGAACGCCTGTAGCACTTGTGCCTACAGTCCGTCCCTCGACCCCTTCAACCACATCATAGTAGTTCCT